GGATGTTCTTCGCCGGCACCCACTCGCCGAGGTTTCCCGCCCACGTCAGGCTGCCGGGGTGGTGCTTGAGCACGTGCCACTCGGTCACGTTGCCGAAGTCGTCCACGCGGAGCCCGTCGATCGCCCCGAGCTCAAGGATCCACGTCGAGTTGGCGACCTGGTCCGCCTCGAGCAGCAGCATGTCGAGCTGCACACCGTCGACGGGGAGGGCGGGATTCGTGACCTTCCGGCCGAACACCTCGCCGTCGAGGGCCTTGGCGATCCGCATGATCCGCAGCTTCGCGGCGAGGTCGATCGTGCGACCCCACTCGTGTACCGCGTGCTCGACGTCCCGCAGCCGCTGATCCTCCGGCTGGACGCCGGGGATCGTGAGCTGCAGCCGCGGCCCGGTACCGACGAGGTCGGTCGCGAGGGTCCGAAGCATGCCGGCGAGGTAGGAGTTGTTCGCGGCCTCGTAACGGGCGCGGCTGCGGAGGATGCGACGCACGCCCGGGTGCAGGCCGGCATCGGCGCTCCACCAGTCGGCCTGCGCCCAGTGCCGCTGGTTGAGCGTCGTCGTCTGCGCGGCGTCGTAGCGCGCCGAGACCGCCGGCTGCGCGGCGGCCGGCTGCTCCCGGCGACGGCGGAACAGGTCGAAGAGGCCCATCAGCTCGTGGGGTACCCGGGGAGGCCGGCCATGCCCGGCGGGGGGTAGATGTCCGCGATCGACGCCGGATCGGGCGCGCCGCTGGCGTTCGGCGAGACCTGCGCCGCAAACCGCAGCTGCCGGAACGGAGAGCGGGCGGCACCGGCCGCGGCGATCGCGAACTTGGCCGCGGCGATCTGCTTGTCGAGGTCGTGCTGCTCGACCTCACCCGCGTCCGTCCGCGCACGCTTTGGCGATGCGAGGTTGGCGGCGATCGCGGCGAGGATGTCGTCGGTCGAGCTCATGGACGGCTCCGCGGGCGCGGTCGCGCCCATGCCGTCCAGTATACATCCGTTCAGCGCGTTCTTGGTGCCGCGCCGCGCTCGAATCGCACCGGGAGCATCGCGTCGATGTCAGCGTCGAGCTCGTCGAAGAACTCGATCCACTCGGCGTCGTACATGCGGCGGCCCTCCGGGGAGGTGACTGCCGCCATTTTACCCCGGGCCGGCCCGCCTTCGGCGGCGCGTCAGACCTGCAACGAGAGCCAGTTGTCGAGGCCGATCTGCGTGATCGTCCGCACGTCGGCCTCAAGCTCGCGGATGCTCTGCTCGCTTTCGGCGAGCAGCTCGACGAATACGACCGCCGACCCCTCGTCGCCGACGGCTCGCGCGTCGACGATGTTCTGCCGCTCCACGGCCGCCGCGGACGCCTCCATCACGAGGCTCGCGTTGAGGATGCCCACGACGTCGCCACGCGGCCACGACGGCGCGTCGTGCGTCAGGATCGCGGCCTGGTCGTAGAACTCCAGCCGCGACAGCAGCGCCCGGAGGTGGTGCCGCTCAAACTTCGCCTCGTCGCGGAACCGCTTCCCGAGCTGCAGGTAGCCCCACCGCTCGAGGTGCTCGGCCACCGTCGTGTAGTGCTCGATGGCGGTGAGGTGCAGCGAAACCGACTTCTGCAGGCATGAGACGACGCGGGCCGGGGCGGCGGGCATGGGAACGCTCCTGGGGGTGGTGGTGGATGGTTGGGCCAGGGCGGCGGGCGGCGTACCCGGATAGGTGTGAAGCACCACGCGACGAACGCCGCCCGCCGATCCCCGGCAAGGCTCACTCGTAGCGGACGACGGCGACCCACCCGCGGCGCCTCGGGCACCAGGCGGTCGCGATCTCACGGGGCCGACGCTGGCCCCAGAAACATGACCGGCGGACGGCGTCGTCGGGGCTCGACGTCGAGAATCCCAGCCCCTCGGCGCCGCCGCCGTAGTTCGAGCAGTGGCTGAACCCGCCGGTCGACGCGAGCCGGCACGCGTGCTCCTCGGCCGACACGGTGCCGACCGTCACCCGCCGCGCCTGCGGCGCAACGACGGTCACCGCGGGCGAGGTCTCGACCGCGACCGGGGCGGCTTCGACCACCGCGGACGGCCGGCCCTGGACGACGACGGTGGTCGCACGGGGTCGCGGCAGCAGACACCGGCCGCCGACGCAGATCACGTCGTCGGCCGTCGCGGCCTGTCCGGCAAGCATCACGAGCACGAGAACGATCGAACGCATGGGAATCCTCCTGGCGTGACATGCACCCGTCCGTGGGTGCGGGCCGGCCAGCATGACCGACCGCGGACGGTTGTCCATCCCGGTTTCACCGCTGCATCCGCTCCATGAGTTTCTGCCGCGCGGCGGCCATTTCCTCGCGCGATACGACGCGGCGCTCGACCTTCCGCACCTCGGCCCCGATCGCGGACAGCCCGGAGTAGCTCGCCGCCACGGCGGCACCGACCAGGCAGTCCCAGAGGTGGTTGTCGCGCCCCGGGATCAGCCGCCACTCGTCGACCACGCGGACCTTGCTCTCAACCCGCGTCGGCCGCTCGCTCGCCAGCTGCTCCGCGAGCATGTCGTGCTCGCCGGCGTGGATCGTGAGCCCCTGCGGGTCGCCCACCGGCAGCTTGAGCCGCGCGGCGATGAACGTCTTCCACGCGTTCGTGTCGAACAGCACGTGCCGCTGCTTCTGGATCGTGCTCGTCCGCCAGTTCGCGCCGATCCGCTCGCCGCGGTCCGGGGCCTTGTCGGAAATCGTCTGGCCGGAGGCCCCGACAAACCGGCCGTGGGTCGGCAGCACCCGCGGCCCCCACGTCGACCGCCTGGCGAAGTCGCGGACGACGCCCTGCGTCTGTGCCCAGTTGGCGTCCACGAACAGCTGGCCAATCTGCAGCACGCCGTCGTCGGTCTCGCGGGCGAACTCCCGGCCGAGCAGGTCGCCGCACACCGCCTCGAGGCCGGCATGGATCGCCGCCTCGACGTTGGCCCCGTGCTTCTTCCCGAGCGTCTTCTTCACGTCGCGGAGGGCAAAGTAGCTGCGGCCCTGGTCGGGGTATGCCCCGTAGGCGACGACGTGCCCGCGGAGCTGGTGGCCCCACGCGACCACGAGCCAGTAGAGGAGCTGCTGCTGCACGTCCACGAACGCCGTGAGCGTGTCGCAGCCGCGCGGCACGACCCATCGCGGCACCGGGACCACGCGAGCCCGCACCTCGGCCGTTTCGACGCCGCCCGATGCGGCCTCGTTCTTCAGCGGCTGATTCTGGAACTCCGACGCGAACACGTCCGGCCCGTCGTCGATGAGCGCGTTGTACGCGTGCTGGATCGCCGAGATCTCGCGCTCGGGCTCGAAGCAATGTTGCCACGACACGATGCAGCCATCGTCGGCGAGGGCGCGGTTGGCCGCGTAGAGCTCGTTCGCCTCGCGGTGTGCCCGGGCCTGGTCGCCGACGATGTCTCCCGAGAACGTCTTTCGGATCGTCGCGTAACGCTCCATCCAGAAATCGTCGTGGTGCTTCGCCCACTGCCGCACCATCGGGATCCGCTCGCCCTGCCAGCTGGGGTACTTCGCCTGGTTGAGCAGCTGGTCGACCATGTCCTCGGTCTGGATCACCGTCGCGTTGACGACGGCCGCGATGCTCTTGGTGTGGCCGGAGAGCTTGAGCACGCTCTTGAGCAGAATTTCGAGCCGCGACTGGCACTGCACGGGGCTCTTTGCGCTCTCGCGCGTCTGCGGATCGTCGACGATGACGAAGTCGGGCCGCAGTTGCTTCCCGTCGCTCGACTTGTGCCGCAGGCCGAGGATGCTGCCGGTGAGTCCCTTCGAAACGATGATCGAGCCGGACGCGATCGAGCCGTCGATGGTGGGCATCACGAGCGTGTCGCTTTTCCAGCCGATGTGAGTTCGCTTGCCGCCGTGGGTCTGGCTCGCGCACCGCTGCGGCTTCCCCTCGAGGGCGCGGATCGCGTGGCAGATCTCGGGGAAGTCCTCGTAGAGCAGTTCGTTGTCGCTCAACTCCGTCCGGATCGACGCGATCGCCTTGTCGGCCAAACTCGACTCTGCCGCGAAGATGCCGCCGAACCGCCGGTGACCGTAGGCGATCGCCCAGATCAACGAGTTTTCGGAGATCGTCGACTTCGCGAACCCGCGGTAGACCGCGTTGACGAACCGGCCGCCGTCGAGAATGCACCCCTGGATGCGAGCGATCACGCGACGGTGATCCTCGGAGAATGGCGAGAGCCCGGTCGACCAGGGGAAGTAGGTGACGAGGAAGAGCTCGAGATTGCGGCGGCATTCCTCCCGCCGGGCCTGATCCTTCACCGGCGGGATCTCGCCGATGTCGCTGCCGCGGCGCGTCCGTTCGCGGGACCGTTCGAGGTCGGCGAGCCGCTTCGACTCGGTTGAGGCCGCCTGGTCGGTGGAGCGTGGTCGTGCCATTTTGGCGGGTTCGCGGCCGGTTTCGGGAGAGAAACGCGGTAGGGGGGGA